AATCGTACAAAATACTAACGTTGCTGCTTCTCTTGATGAGGATACTCTTACCAAGATTGGTAACGACGTTGTAGAAGGGTACAACGATGACAAACAATCCCGTTCTGAGTGGGAAAAGAAAGCTAAAGAGTATTTTGAACTGGCTCTTCAAGTAGCAAAAGAGAAATCTTTTCCTTGGCCTAAGGCTTCTAACGTTAAGTTCCCACTTGTTTCAATTGCAGCTATGCAATTTGGAGCGCGAGCTTATCCTACTCTAGTTCCGTCAACTGGAAAAATTGTACAAATGCGGGTGCTTGGAAAAGACCCCGACGGAGAAAAGTTTAAACGCGCTCAACGGGTCTCTACCCACATGAATTACCAGCTAACCGTGCAAATGGAAGATTGGGAAGAAGATTACGATAAACTTCTTATCATGCTTCCTATTATTGGTGTAGCTTTTAAAAAGACTTATTATGATTCTTCCCTGCGTCGTAACAAGTCCTGTTTAGTCCTTCCACAGAACCTCGTAGTCAACTACTGGACAAAGTCCCTAGAAGAGTCGTTTCGCATTACTGAGGTTCTGTACCTTACACGTAACCAAGTAAAAGAACGACAACTTCAAGATATTTATCTGGCAGATGTTGACCTTGGTGATCCAGTTCTAGAAGTAGATACGGATAACGAAAAACGTGATCTTAAACCTGTCAAGGTGGATCAATCAACTCCGTACAAGATTCTAGAGCAGCACACTTACCTTGATCTGGATGATGATGGTTATTTTGAACCATACATTGTCACAGTAGATTACCACACGGCCAAAGTTCTACGTATTGTTCCACGATTTAAACAAGAGAACATCGATACAAACGTAGATGGTGATGTGGTTTCTATCAAACCGGATCATTACTACACTAAATTCCCTTTCTTTCCTAACCCTGATGGATCGTTCTACGATCTAGGCTTTGGGCATCTTCTTGGCCCAATCAACGAAGCTGTTAATACTCTAATTAACCAACTAGTTGATGCTGGTACTATTCGTAATCTACAAGCTGGTTTTGTTGGTAAAGGTATTCAGATTCGTAAGGGAGAACAGCGATTCCAACCCGGCGAATGGAAGCAAGTAAACGCCATTGGAGACGATCTACGCAAGCAAATCGTTCCGTTACCTAGTAACGAGCCTTCCAAGGTTCTTTTTGAGCTTCTAGGACTTCTAATTCAGTCTGGTAAGGAACTGGCTTCTATTGCAGAAATCTTTGTTGGAAAGATGCCGGGACAGAACACTCCGGCTTATACCACAAAAGAAACAGTTGAGCAAGGTATGAAGCTTTTTACAGCTATCTACAAACGAGTATATCGTGCTCAAACTAAAGAACTTAAAAAGCTTTATGAACTAAATCGGTACTACCTTGATCCACAAGAATATGTCTCAGTGCTTGATGAACCAATTCAGCAAAGTGATTATGATGCTCCACCTGATGATCTAATCCCCGCTGCTGATCCTTCTGCATCAAGTAACACGGAGAAAATGGCTAAAGTAGAAGCTCTCGCACAACTACTGCCACTTGGAACAATTAATCCAATGGCTCTAACAATGCGATGGCTAGAAGCTCTAGACGAAACACAACCTGAACAACTTATTATTCCTCCAGAGCAACAACAGCAAAAACCTGATCCAAAGGTTGAAGCTGAAAGGGCTAAGACTCAAATTAAACAGGCTGAGTCTCAGCACAAGATGCAAATGGAAGAACTTAAGATGCAGCTTGAACAGCAAAAGCAAATCATGCAAATGCAACTAGAAAAGCAACGTATGGAAATGCAAATGCAGTTTGAAGCTATGAAACAGCAACTAGAGCTTACCAAAGCTCGTAATGCTACAATGGTTGATGGAATGAAACATCAACAAAAGATGCAACAAGATGATGAGAAACATCAACAACAAATGAAAATGCAGGCTCAAAAACCAAAGCCCGCTTCTAAGGAGAAATAATCTAAGTGATTAACGCTGAAGATGTACAAGTCTGGTTAGCAGACCCTATTACTAAGAAGTTTTTTGAAGCAATTGAAGATCGTATTGAACAGGTAAAAGACCTTGTTATTAAACAAGCTGGACAAGACTCCGTTCAAGACTCTTTTTATCGCGGATACGCGGTTGCTTGTAATGACATTCTAAATACTCAATTTGGAGAAGACTACGAATGAACATCATTCCTTGCGGCCACCGGGTTGTAATTCGACCCTATGAACTTGAAAAAATAGATGAAGTATTTGCCAAGGCTAAAAAGATGGGCCTTGAAATCCCTGATTTAGATGAACACAAGCGCGAAAAGAACGCGGTTAATCGTGGCATCTTAGTTAGCATTGGTGTAAATGCTTGGAAAGCTTTTGATGATGGCACCCCTTGGGCAACAGTTGGAGATCACGTTCTCTATGCCCGATATGCCGGAACTAAAGTAAAAGACGGCGATGTAGAGTACATCGTTTGCTCAGATGAAGATATTGTTTGTATTTTAAAGGACTCAAAAGATGAGTGAAGAGAACGTCTCTCAAGAGGGAGACAACGTAGTTGATACTCCAAAGGATGAACCACAACTTTCTCCGATAGAACAAAAAGCCCTAGAAATGGGCTGGCGTCCAAAGGAAGAGTGGGAAGGAGATGAGGCAGAATTCATTTCTGCTGAAACTTTTGTAGCACGTAAGCCTCTGTTTGATCGTATTGAACATCAAAACAAACGAATCAAAGAACTTGATCGCGCACTTTCTGCGCTTCAAGAGCACCATCTCAAGGTCAAAGAAGTAGCCTATAAAGATGCACTAGAAACCCTAAAGCAAGAAAAGCGTGATGCTCTTGTTGAAGGTGATGCAGATAAGGTAATTGAACTTGATGATAAAATTGCAGAACTTCGTTCCCAAAAGGACATTGAAGCTCGGCAAGTTGCGGCTCCTAGCCAAACTGTTAACGAAGACTTTGCTGAATGGGTCAAAGATAATGGTTGGTACATGGATAACTCTAAGAAAGAATTGCGAGAATTTGCGGATACCGCAGGCTTGCTAGTTGCACAAAAGAATCCGGGATACACGGCTTCACAAATTCTTAAAGAAGTTGAAAAACAAGTAAAGAAAGTGTTTAAAGAACACTTTACTAATGACCGAAAGAATCAGCCATCCGCAGTGGATGGTCCTTCTTCACGAAGCTCACAAAAATCTTCAAAAAATATAGAAGACTCTCTTACAGAAGATGAACGTCGCGTAATGCAACGTTTTATTCGTACTGGAGTAATGACTAAAGAAGAGTATCTTCGTGATCTAAAATCTATTAAGGAAAAGGAATAATCATGGCTAGAGAAGCTGTAAACCGCCCACGTCGGGCGCCTGTTGATGGGTATCGTTCTAAACTTGCAGTTCGGGGTAAAGACCCTAACTACGAATACTACATCGCCACTGATAAAGATGGCCGCATCCAAGACCTGCAAGATCGTGGATGGGAAATTGTTGATGATAAGTCTGTAACTCTTGGGGATCGTCGTGTTTCACGCCCCAGTTCTGAAGGCACTGCTATTACCGTAGATGTTGGTAATGGGGACACTGGTTACCTAATGCGCATCAAGCGTGAGTGGTACGAAGAAGATCAAGCCGTTAAACAGAACATTGCTAATGAACGAGTTGCAGCTTTGAAAGCAGAAGCTCAAGAATTTAAGGACGGCATTCGTAATGCCAAACTCGAAATCAGTCGTGATTAACCTTTTTTCTCTTGACCTCCTGCTAAATTTTAAATTTAAATTGGAGGTTTAATCCTTATGGCAAACTATCTTGGGGGTGCTTCCCCAGTTGGCTCAAATGGTCAATGCAATTTTGAAGGTAAAGCTAGCCGCTATGTGGCTGGTGGCAACCTTTGGCCGGGCGACTTTGTAAAAATGAACGGCTCAGTTACTCAAGTTTCAATTGGTAACAACCCAATCAACCTAAAGCAAGTTGTTTCTGCTGCTGATAACGCTAACGAAGGTTATGTTGGTGTAGTTATTGGTAAAGTAGTTTCAACTTCTCGTAGTGGTTCTAGCCCTGTGCTAGACACTCTAGTTGGCCCCCTGGCTCCTATTGTTTCTGGTGACGTTGTTCTAGTTCTTGATGACCCAGCTCTTCGCTTTTCAATTCCTTGTACTGGTACTGTAACTGTGGCCAACCTTGGTCTCAATGCACAAATTAATGTTCCAGCTACCGGTTCAAATGGTCGTTCAGCTATGAAAGTTGATTCTACTTACCTAAACGCTGGCACTAACGCTGCCACCGCTCCAGTAAAAGTTCTAGACATTGTTGATTCACCAGATAACGATGGTACTGGTGCCACTTCAGGAACTGTTGTGATTGTTCAAATTAACAACCATCAACTTAATCCTGCAACTGGTAGAGCTGGTACTTAATTTTAAAGGAGAATAAATAATGTCAGTTCAAACTACTTCCCAGTGGGCAAAATCGCTTTGGCCCGGTGTCAACAAATGGTACGGCGATGCCTATAATGAATATCCTGTTGAATGGGATAAGATTTTTGATAAAGAAACTTCAAGCCGTGCTTATGAAGAAGACGTTGGGGTTTCAGGTTATGGCCTACTCCGCGTTAAGCCTGAAGGCGCTGCAATTGAGTATGATTCAGCCCGTCAAGGTTTCACGACTCGTTACAACCATGTAGTGTATTCTCTTGGTTTTATCATCACTCGTGAAATCTTTGATGACGATCAATATGATGTGGTTGGTAAGCGTCGTGCCCAAGCACTAGCTTTCTCAGTTCGTCAAACCAAGGAAATTATCGGGGCTAACGTTCTAAACAACGCTTTCTCAGGCTCATACACTGGTGGTGATGGTGTGTCACTAATTTCAAATGCTCACCCCAACGTTTCAGGTGGCACTTGGAGTAACCGTCCAACGACTTATGCTGATCTAAGTGAGGCTTCACTGGAACAAGCTTATATTGATATTGCTGGCTTTACTGATGACCGTGGTCTCCGTATTGCTGTAATTCCCAACAAGCTAATTGTTCCAGTTACTCTAACTTTTGAAGCAGAGCGTATTCTAAAGACTGCTCGTCGTGTTGGCACTGCTAACAACGATATCAACGTAATCAACCAAATGGGTATGTTCCCCGGTGGTGTTCATGTTAATCACTACCTAACCGACACTGATGCTTGGTTTATCAAGACCAACGCTAAAAACGGCCTCAAGTATTATGAGCGTCGTGGTGATGAGTTTGGTATGGATAACGATTGGGATACTGAGAACGCTAAGTTCAAGGCTTCTTTCCGTGCCTCTTGGGGCTGGACTGATCCTCGTGGTGCTTACGCTTCACAGGGCGCTTGATAATTAACTAATACGGCCGACACCTCTGCACTATGTGTACGTGTCGGTTTTCTTTATTGTGGAGATTTAAATGTCTTTTAAATATGATCTAACTGCCAACCAACAAACCCCAACTAGTGATTCAAAAGTTGTCCTGTGCAAGTCATTTAAAATTAATATTGCTGCTGGTTCTGGATTTTTGTCTGGAACTACTTATGATCTTGGTTGGCTACCAAAAG